TCGCATAGAAAGCCTTGAAGAAGAAAAGGCCAATATTGCGGAAGACATCAAAAGCATCTACGCAGAGGCTAAAGGAAATGGCTTTGACACCAAGATCATTAAAAAGATTATCTCGCTACGCAAGCAGGACGCGACTAAACGCGCTGAAGAACAGGCTCTTATTGTCAATTACATGGACGCTCTTGGGATGCTGGCAGACCTACCCTTGGGGCAGGCGGCGTTGGCTTCTGCGAAAGCTCCGAGAGCAGCGGCTGCGTCATCTTACGAAAACTTAGACGACGATTCCGATTTTATCTGATTTAACTAAAAGACTGGGATGTGTTATCATGTCCCAGTTTTCACAGTGTGGTTTGATATGAGCGAAGAGGTCAAACAAAAACGCCCAGTTGGAAGGCCGAGCAAATATGATCCGGCCTTTTGTGATGCCGTTTTGGAAATGGCCGCTGACGGAAAAGGTTGGGCTCATTACGCTTCAAAGTTCGGAATTGATCGTCCTACGCTTTACGATTGGGCCGCAAAACACGAAGAATTTTCGACAGCTTTAACGCGTGCGAAGGTTTTGGAGCAGGAATGGTGGGAAGAACAAGCCCGTTCCAACCTGAAATCAAAAGAGTTTAACGCTAATCTTTGGATCAAATCTGCGTCTGCTCGTTTCCGCGATGACTACACAGAACGCAAGGAAACGCAGCTTACTGGCGCTAATGGCGGCGCGATCCAGGTTGAGACGACAAAAAAGCTTAACATAAATGAGTTAGACCCAGAGCAGCGTGATGTGTTGAAGCAAGCGTTACTGGCTGCGAAGGGTGCAAAAAAATGAGTGATGAAGGTGAGTCTGTCGAACTAACGTCTGAACAACTTCAGTCGATAGTTCAACTGACGAACCAAATCATTTATCTCATTAGCGATGCCCAGGATGGCGTTATCGTTTTGAGGTCATTGTCTTCAGCGCTTACGTTTGTAATTTGCAACGGGCCTGAAACGCATGAGGAGGCGGAGAACGCTTTCGACTTTTTCGTTGCGTCAGTTGACGAAGCAATGGGTCAGGCCGACTTATATGGAATGGCGCGATGGTCACGGGGAACGGCACATTAAATCTTGATTACGTCATTGAAACCGTTCGCAGAGAAGAGCGTGAACGTGCGGCTGATATCATAAGAGGTTGGGAAATCTATTCGCCTTATATCGTTGGCAAAATGAAAATCGACGATAGGAAGCGTGCAATCATTGCCGCGATCAGAGGTGAAGAAGAGGACTATTATTCAGGTGCGTAATGGGCGAAGTTATTTATATTGATGGCGATCTTTATGACGTAGATGAAGAGCTCCTGGACATATCAAGATTAGAATGCAAAGAAAGCCTCAGTGAGTTTGTCCGCCAAGCGTGGCATGTTATTGAGCCTGGATCAGAATATATCCACAACTGGCACATCGATTTTATCGCAGAGCACCTTCAAGCCATAACAGATGAAGTCGAGCTTGATGATGGCTCGCCTTACAATCGTTTAGCTATCGCCATTGTGCCAGGCGCGATGAAATCGCTTATGGTCAATGTGTTCTGGCCCAGTTGGGAACTTGGACCAATGGGCATGTCTCACATGAGATACATTTGCGTATCGCATAGCCAAGAGCTGGCGATCCGCGACGGTCTCAAGATGCGCCGCCTCATCGAATCTGATTGGTATCAGGAGCGTTGGGGCAAAACCGTTAAGATCGCCAAAGATCAAAACCAGAAACAGAAATTCGAATTTGAAGGCGGAGGCTTTCGCCAATGCTGCGCTGCCGGTTCAATAACAGGCGCAAGAGCTGATCGCGTCATCGTCGACGATATGCTGTCAGTTCAAGATGCAACATCTAAGCAGATCATGGAAAGCACGACGCAACAATTCTTTGAAGCTATCCCAACGCGTCTCGTTAATCCTAAGAAGTCTGCCATCGTCGTGATCCAGCAAAGGCTCGCAGAGAACGATATCATTGGCTCAATCAAAGAACGCGGTCTGCCTTACGATCACATCATGCTTCCTATGCGTTATGAGTCTGCTAGGGCAGAAGCCACGATGCTTGGCATGGAAGACCCACGCAGCGAGGAAGGCGAGCTCTTATTCCCTGATCGCTTTCCAATTGACGTTGTTGAGCGCGACGAAGCAATCATGGGAAGATGGGCGACAGCTGCTCAGTTCCAGCAGAATCCAATTCCACGCGGCGGCGGTGTCATTCAAGCCGAATGGTGGCGTGAGTTTGAAGGATCAAGCTATCCGCCATTTTCATACGTCATTGCAGCCGTCGACGGTGCGTTCACTGTCAAGCAGGAGAACGATCCCAGCGCCATGACCGTCTGGGGCGTATGGGATGGCGGCGATCAGATGGCGCTGCCTACCAGATCGATAAACACAAAAGGCGAGATCATCTACGACAAGGAGCGCGTCTACCAAGTTGGCAAGAACAGCGTCATGCTCATCTACGCCTGGGCGGAGCGCTTGGAGTTCCATGAGCTCGTTGAGCGTGTCAGAGATACGATGCTGACTTACAGCGTCGACAAACTGCTGGTCGAGAACAAAGCCAATGGCTACTCCATAGCGCAAGAGATGCGACGTCTATACGGCCATGAAGACTTTGGCGTTCAGCTGATCGACCCGAAAGGTCTTGACAAGCTTGCGCGCCTTTACGCCGTCCAGCATCTGTTCACTGACGGTCTGATCTACGCGCCAGATACGCAATTTGCGCGAATGGTCATTAACGAAGTTTCTACATTTCCAAAAGGTCGCCATGATGATTTGACCGATACGACGTCTATGGCCTTGACCTATTTGCGTCAGGCTGGCTTATTGACAAGACAGGCTGAACACGTTGCACAGATGGACCGCGAGATGGAGCACTCTGGCCATCCCGCAGATCCTCTTTATCCAGTTTAATCAAGGAACAGTAAGATGATTTACGCTAACGCCGTCGTTGACGTTATTGATAAACCGCCAGCGCATGGTCAGGGGCTTGGCAAGTTCCGCGTGGAGGTCTGGGGGCGCGCCCCACACGACTTCGTTCGCATATATGATATTCGCGCAAAATCTGATAATGTGGCTGCTCGGGAAGGGCTCGACCGTTTCGTTGAAGAAATTGGAAAGCTCGTCGGAGATGTTCAAGGAATTTAATTATGCCAATTACGCCAGGGCTCAATCCAAACATTCGTCAGGAACAGGAAGAGCCCCAAGGGCTTGGCGCTGTCAGTGACCTTCTCGTCGAGATCGTAGAGGATGGCGATAAGCCAGAGACAGATGACAAAGGAAACATTCTTCGCCTGGATCATGGCGACGGTAGCGTTACTGTTTCACTTGATGGACGTCCTGTTGAGGGTGCCGAGGCCGAGTATAACAAAGAGTTCTTTTCTAATCTCGTTGACGATATTGATAGCTTTGAGCTTTCTCGTATTTCTGAAGAGCTGCTCAGAGGAGTTCGGGACGACCTCGACAGCCGTAACGACTGGATTGAAGATAGAGCACAAGGCATCAAGCTCCTTGGCTTAAAGGTTGAGATCCCAGGTCTTCAAGGCGCGTCTGACGGAGCGCCAGTTGATGGCATGAGCCGCGTCCGCCATCCGCTATTGCTTGAGGCCGTTCTTCGGTTCCAAGCCAATGCTCGTTCCGAGATGCTTCCGACGGATGGTCCTGTCAAAGTCAGGAACGACGATTACCTTGCGACAGTGCAAGAGGACGGACTGGCCGATGCGCTCGAAAAAGATCTCAACCACTATCTCACGGCCATTGCGAAAGAATACTATCCTGATACTGACCGAATGCTGTTTATGCTGGGCTTCGGCGGGACCGCATTCAAGAAAGTATACTTTTGTCCACTCAGAGGCAGGCCGGTCTCTGAAACAGTTGATGCGGACGACCTCATCGTCAACAACGCAGCAACGACGTTAACAGACGCAAAGCGTATCACGCATCGCGTTTACATGCGTCCGTCAACTGTAAGAAGGTTGCAGATTCTTGGCGTTTACCGAGACATTGATCTCATGACGCCAAGCATGGAGAACCCTGACGCGGTTCAGCGTGAGAAGGCCAGCCAGCAAGGTATATCAGTTGATTCAAAAGATCCTGAAGATCGTGACCGCGAGATTTATGAGATCTATTGCGAGTTAGATATTCGCGGCTTTGAACATAAATATAAAGGAAAAGAAACAGGATTAGAGATTCCCTATCGCGTCACAATTGATGTATCATCGCGTGAGATACTGTCCATTGTTCGTAACTATAACGAACCCACGGGCGAAGAGGGCGATGAACTTCCTGAAGCACGCATTAACATCGTCAAGTATTCTTTTGTCCCTGGCATGGGCTTTTACGACATTGGTCTGCTGCATATTCTTGGCAACACTACAAATGCGGTGACAGCTGCATGGCGCGAAATGCTGGACGCGGGAATGTATGCAAACTTCCCCGGCTTCCTAATGGCAGACACAGGCGCTCGCCAAAACACGAACATATTTCGCGTGCCACCTGGTGGGGGCGCGTTGGTGAAAACGGGTGGAATGCCAATCAACCAAGCGATCATGCCTTTGCCCTACAAGGAGCCTGGGCAGGCGATGATGAACTTGGTTCAGAACATGGTGGAGACGGGCCAGAGAGTTGGGTCGACAAGCGAGTTGCAGGTTGGCGAGGGCCGATCTGACGCGCCAGTTGGCACAACGCTAGCAATGATTGATCAAGCCACAAAAATCATCAACAGCGTTCACAAAAGACTTCATGCGTCACAGGCGGAAGAGTTTCAGCTATTGGCGCAATGCTTCCGCGAACATCCTGAAAGCTTCTTTAAAAAGCGCAAAGGGCCGTCGCTGCAATGGAACGCGCAGCTATTCCTGCAAGCCTTGGATAATCATGAGATTGTCCCGCAGGCAGACCCAAACACCGCAAGCCATACGCAGCGCTTGATGAAAGTCATGGCGCTGAAGCAGTTGCAGGCGACAAATCCTGCTATGTTTGACGCGACAAAGATTGACATGGAGGCTATGCGCGCAATTGGTTGGTCTAACCCAGAACAGTTCATGGCGACCAACCAAGGTCCGCCGCCACCTCCGCCAGAAGTTATGGCAAAGATGGAAGAGCTGAAGATCAAGAAGCAAGACGCCGACACAAAGACAATGCTGGCTCAAGCTCAGATCCAGAAAGATATGCAGGGCCAGCAGGGCGTTCCGCTTGACCAGAATAAGTTGATTGACTTGCAGCTTAAGCAGCAAGACATGAAGCAAAAGCAGCTGGACGCGCAGATTAAGCAAATGGACATTGCGGCTAAGATGCGTGAGTCCATGATGCAGATGCAGACTGAACGTGCAGATACGCAAGTTCGTTTGCATGAGGCAGAGTTGAAGAATCAAGACGATCGGTTTGAAGCCGCCAACCGTCAGCGTGATCGTGAAA